TGTAACATTCTCGACTACCAAGACTTCCTGTCGATCCAGAGTCAGTTATCAAATGACGAAATTCAGCCGCTTGGTATCGGCATTACTAACTTGGCTTACTGGCATGCCAAGCGAGGACTGCAATATGGTAACAAAGACGCTCTTGGAGAGGTCAAATCTTGGATGGAACACCAGGCCTTCTATCTTACCGAAGCAACAGTTGAACTTGCTAAGGAAAGAGGCCGTTGCAAAGATTCTGACCGCACCTACTACGGTCGTGGTATATTTCCTTGGGAACGACGTGCCAACGGCGTAAATGAATTAACAGACTTCTCTCCTGAACTGAACTGGGAAGGCCTACGTGCCGAGATGCGTAGTTATGGAGTACGCAATGCTACACTGATGGCCATTGCACCTGTAGAGTCTAGTAGTGTAGTAATTAACTCTACCAATGGTATCGAAATGCCAATGAGCCTGATCAGTGTAAAAGAATCTAAGGCAGGGAGCCTTACACAAGTTGTACCTGAGTATCACAAGTTGAAAAACAAGTATCAAATGATGTGGGCACAGAAAGACTGCGATGGTTATTTGAAAACAGCGGCTGTGTTGGCGGCCTATGTTGATCAAAGCATCAGCACCAACACATTCTACAACCCAGCACACTTTGCTGACCGTAAAGTTCCAACAACGTTAATTGCCCGGAACTTGATGCAGGCACACCACTGGGGATTGAAAACATTCTATTACAGTTTGATTAACAAAGCAGGTAGTAAACAAACTGCTGAAGTGGCCCCTCTTGAAATCATTGACTTTGATCTTGAGGAAGACTGCGAAGCCTGTAAGTTATGAACAGTTTAGAAAAGATCTGGGCCCGGGCTACTGGGCACTTGATGGGCGAGTCTGATCATGATCGTCCAGATGTACCTATATTGACCTTGAGTGAAGCTCGCATTGCTTTGTTTTTGAAAACTTTCTGGGTAACCATACACGTGATAACTTGTTGTTTTATTATTGCTGGCGTTGTAAGACACTGGTAAAATGAATATCCTATTTTCGTATCAATCTCACGTGATGACAATACTAATTGATAGTTTGTCTCGAGCTGGGCATACTGTTGATGTTGTCGTGCCCGGCTGGGTTCCTGGTTTAAGAATAGAAGGATTGTCTAAATACAAAACTACAATTTGTAAAGATAGCAATGAGTTTCTGTCTATTGTTAACAATAGTCTTGATAGCGGTCAATACGATTATTTTTATCCCAGCTGGTCAGATTTTGTTACATCAAAAGCAGTCGAAGCAAATGAACGCAACAACTTGCCAACTATACCAGGTTCAGCCGCTGAATATATCAACACCAAGGATTCCTATTATAAAATTTTTGAACAGTTAGATATTCCTGTTCCCGAAATATATGCAATGATACCGTTGGGTCAAAATCTTGATACAGTTCCTGACAACATAAATTTTCCTTGCGTTGCAAAACCCAGTCATGCAGTAAGCAAACCTGGCATGCAAATACTCAACAATCAACAAGAATTAATTGATTTTTTCTCATCACAATCTCAACGTATCAATCCTCAATACAATCCTCGTGGCAAGCCATATATGCTACAACAATACATAGTTGGAGATGCATTTAGTATCATGGGGCATGTGGTTGATGGCCAAGTCACTATTGATTTTGCGTATGATATCGAAACTGACTGTAAGCCTTACGCATCCGAGACTGGTTGTGTATTTCCTAGCAAACAAAATACAGAGCAGTTGATTCCTTACATTCAAAAGTTCTTTGATCATATCAAAATAGATAATACTATTTGGATGTTTGATCTCATAGTTGATCAAGAACAAAAGTTTTATTTTATAGATTTTGGGGCACGAGCACCTACCAACCCGCAGTTGTTGGTCAAATACAGTGGCGAACCGGACTATGCGGCCAAAATAATAGACCGTTTGTTTAACCACAAGAAATTTGTGTTAAATAACACTCACGCAGTGATTTGGAGGCAATTAAAAATGCCAGCAGGGTTAATTGAGTCTCTAGAGTGCTATCGACCAGAACTAGCAGTAGAACTTAACTTGCCACAAGATGCAATTTGGACACCTACTAATGATTACGAAGTACATCAAAATCCATATGCTGTAGTGGTTGCAGATACTTTGGAACAAGCAGAACAAAAGTTCATTGACTTACAACAATCGATTGTAGTAAAATACAAGATGCAGTTCAAAGATCGGTATTCTGAAATCTTTTGGAAAAAGAAATGTCAAAACAACAATATAATTTAAAAACAAAAACAGATTATCTAAACCGTAAAATGTTTCTGGACCCAGCAGGCCCTGTTACAGTCCAACGGTTTGAAGAAGTCAAGTATAACAAACTGGTCAAGTACGAACAAGAAGCACGTGGGTTCTTTTGGGTACCAGAAGAAATCTCTTTGACCAAAGATGCACAAGACTTTAAAGATGCCAGTGACACTGTCAAACATATTTTTACATCAAACTTACTACGCCAAACAGCACTAGACTCGTTGCAAGGCCGTGGCCCCAGTCAAATCTTTACACCTGTTGTATCGATTCCTGAACTTGAAGCCTTGATCTACAACTGGACCTTCTTTGAAACCAACATTCACAGTCGCTCATACAGTCACATTATTCGCAACATCTACAACGTGCCCAAGGATGTGTTCAACACAATCCACGACACACAAGAGATTGTGGATATGGCATCGAGTGTGGGCAAATACTACGATGATTTGCACCGGTTCAATTGTAGTGTTGAACTAGGCATTACTGGTAGCGAACCCGAACATATCAAGGCAGTTTGGCTGGCACTGAACGCAAGTTACGCATTAGAAGCATTCCGCTTCATGGTATCATTTGCCACAAGTTTAGCCATGGTGGAGAACAAAATCTTTATCGGCAACGGTAACATCATTCAGTTGATCCTACAAGATGAAATGCTACACAAAGAGTGGACTGGGTGGTTGATCAATCAAGTGGTCAAAGAAGATCCAAGATTTGCCGCTGCCAAAGCCGAATGCGAAGGCGAAGTGTATCAGATGTATCTGGATGTGATCCGTGAAGAAAAAGCCTGGGCTGACTACTTGTTCAACAAAGGCCCGGTGATCGGACTTAATGCTAACATTCTCAAAGACTTTGTGGACTTCACAGCATTCAACGCACTCAAAGAAATTGGCATCAAGTACACACAAGAGCATCCACGTTCAACGCCTATCCCTTGGTTTACCAAGCACGTGGACACCAGCAAGAAACAAACAGCATTACAAGAAAACGAAAGCACCAACTATGTTATTGGTGTCATGAGTGACAGCATTGACTACGACGAGTTACCAGAACTATAACAAGGAGAATAAAAATGAAAGCAATTGTATGGTCAAAAGACCAATGTCCCTACTGTGTCCAGGCCAAGGCATTGTTAGAGTCAAGAGGAATTGAATACGAAGAGCGAAACATCAACAACGGCTGGGACAAAGAAGATTTGCTAGCCGCCGTACCTGGTGCTAGAACATTACCACAAATCTTTTTAGATGAACAACTTGTGGGTGGATTTACTGAACTAAGAAAGCGACTAACCGAATGACATTCGAACAAAATCAAGTGTACACTTTTAAACTCAACTCCGGTGAAGAGTTGATTGCTCGTGTTGAAAAACCCGGCACTGAGTGGATCACTATCAGCGATCCTGTGAGCGTGGCTCCTGGACCACAAGGCATGGGACTTGTGCCCAGTTTGTTTACCGCAGATATCAAGCGGGAAATCCAACTAAATATCAACAGCATATCACTTTATGCCTATGCTGAAGATGCTGTTAAAATGAAATACATTGAAGCAACTACAGGCATCAAAGTTCCAGACAAGAAACTCATACTAGGATAAAATGCCAGCAGTACAGAGAGACGGTGATCTAAATGATGCAGGCGGAGCAACTTCCGGCGGCGTAGCCTCTGTACGAGTAAATGGCATTCCGGTTACTGTAAACGGAAATCCAGTGTCTGAACACGCACCCTGGAGTCCAAAAGCCGCTCACGCACCTCACATAGCGGCTGCTACTGCTGGCGGGTCAGGATCGGTCAGTGCTGGAGGCATACCCATAGTGTATACCGGTGCTAGTGACACCTGCGGTCATTCGCGCACAGGTGGTAGCGACAACGTGAATGTGGCCGCATAATGGCCACTATTACTAGTCCTTTACAGTTAACAGTATTCGCTGCCTTGGCTCAGAACCAAGGACTCAAGCCATTCCCTCCAGCCTTGGCTGCCGCAATTGCCGCATTCAATGCCACCACAGTGATGCAAAACTTTTTTGCGGCTGTGAGTTTTTACAAAGCACAAACATTTGCCACACAGTCCACACTGACCAGTTTGTTGAGCATTGGTAACTCGGTATGTCCGGCACTGGGCAACAGTATCCCAGTTAGTCCTATTGGAACATATCCTTACCTGAATAGCGAATATCTGATCAATTATCTTGGTGCAGTAGATGGATCCACAATTGATCCGTCGGGCTTTAGTATGTTGATAGAACAAACCTGTGCCGCCTACCTTGGCAATGGCGACGCCAGTAAATTTGCCCAAGGGTTTATGGCTGTACAAGGTTATATTACCAGCACCAACAAATATATCAACAGTTCTGTAAATGCCAATCAGTATCTTGGTCCATTGTTTACCAACATGGATAATTTAACAACAGCCAACATATCCAGCATGACCACTGATTTACCCAGTTACGGAGTTGATCTTGCCAATCAGGGTAATCTATGGAGCATGAAAAAATTAGACCTGTACGGAACACCGGCTGGGCTGTTACAACAAATATCTTCGCTGGCAGGGATCAAAGCACGTACAGTACCAGATTTACAAAATGCCTTGCTTGCCCAAGGACTGTCTGCAACGGATATTGCCAATCTAGTCAATGATAATCGTGTGGGTTTAAACAAACCCAATGGATTAACACCAAACGAATTTGATAAATTACAAATATCAATTTACAACGCCATGGCCAATGTATCAGGTGATGCATTAACTCAAATACTAGACATCTTGGGAGTGACCACCCCAAATGTTAATACTCTTGCTGACTTATTAAATCCTGTGATTATGTTTCCCTTGAGTTATGCGTCATTGCAGACACCCAGTCCCAATGGTGCCATACCAATCTTTAATTCAACCGGCGCAGTAAATTCCAACATTACTCCCATAGTCAACAGTTATCTACCCACAGCATCAGGATGTGATGAACTAGGCAAGATCATTCCGCCGGCACAGGCCACCGCCAACAAAGCCATTCAAGTGGCATTCCAACAAATTAACAATGTGCCTAACACCACGTTGCCACGATTGGCTGACGCTGTATTAGGCACGGTTGATAATCCTTGGATGGTCACACAACCATACTTGGCAAATACCGTGGTCAGCTACGGCAGTCCTGTACCAAGTTATTATCGCGCCATCGTTGATGTTCCAGCTGGCATTGATATTAACAATACTGCTTATTGGTCTCCTACCACACTAGGAGGTCTTAGTACCATGGCCGACTTGCCATTGATACAGGCGCAAACTACACCAGTTGACAGTTCGGTGACTGATTATATTTCGACCACAATGGCCACAGGTACAGGCCCTGATGGTACCATTACCACTTATGATGTATTGGGCTTGGCCATTGACAGTGACAACTTTGCCGCACAACTAAACACCGCCACTGCCGCGATTAATACGTTGCAAGGTGCAGGCAGTCTTGCTACATTGAATACCGCTTACATAAACATCTTGTCAGCAGTGAGTGATGCCAACGTACAAACACAAATTACCAATGCCAATGCGGCCATTGCCGCACTCAGTGCCAATCCAAATGTAACCACATTGAATTCGGCCTGGACCTACATGGCCAACCTGATGAATCTCTCGGCTAAATACACTAGCCAAGCAGGTATTGATTATTTCAACTTGCAATCCAGTGATAAGAACAGCGTATACAGTTTTTCACAGAACTTGGCTTATTATGGATTACTCACAGCCAATGGCGATGCGGCTGAGTTTTTGGAAAACATCGCTGACATCACGACCCTAGGTGGCCAAGCCATTGTGGGTGCCATGCGTGAAGGTCGCAACAATGCAAGATTGGGTGCGGCCAGTTTATACAATACCAATCAGATTCCTAGCAATCCTGAAGTAGCGCCGATCCCAGTAATTACACCAATTACCTGATCAAATTGGCTATTTTGAGATTGATTTCCTATTGACTTAGTACTAACACGCATATATAATACAGATTGACTCACGTCATTCTACTTTTAAAAGGAAAAAACTAAATGAAGAAAATCTTCGCAATCTTGGCTTTGGCCATTACAGGTTCTGCTTTTGCGGTCGACAGCGTTACTGTTGAATCACAGAATATCAAAACCATCAATAGTAGCACAGCACAACACGCTTATGTTTTGGGTGTGAAACACGACTTCAACAGCACATTTGCTGGCGACGTTGCATTCACCAACACACAAACTGACAGCACCTATGCATTAGGCACACGCCTGGAAGCAGGTTTAACCGCTACTCAACCATTGTTTGGTTCAGTCAAAGGTTACACTCGCGTGGCTTTGGGCGAGAAGTACAGCAATACTGCCGCTACATCTTTCTATTCAATTGAGCCAGGTGTAACTACTCCAATCGGTCCATTCACTGCAAAGTTGGGTGTGCGCTGGCGCAGTGCCATTGACTCTGGTGCAAACAATGACCAGACTCACACAGTTCGTGCAACATTGGGTTACCCATTGACTGCTAACGACAATGTTTACATTCGTTATGATCGCATCCGCGGCGATAGCGAGCAAAACTCTGTTATTGTGGGACTTACACACGCTTTCTAAAAAGTAATACTTTAGTACTACAAAAACCCTGCTCTATGCAGGGTTTTCTTTTGGTTGACCGATAATTGCTCTTTTGCTATAATATAGACATAGAGTAACAAAACAGGAGCCAAAATGACTGTAGCAGACTTGATTGAAATACTCCGCACCATGCCCGCAGACGCTCGTGTGGTTGCACATGACAGTGACTGGGGTTACACTGTGCCACTGGTAGAGGTGGATGGTGACGGCGAAATTGTAATCTCAGCAGGTTGACCCGAAATTCCCAATTTGTTATAATACTTGTATAGAAACTTAACAGGAGCCCGAAATGGAACGACTCACAGATATTCAGCAAATTAATTCTTCTATCATGTTTGGCAAGTGGACCGACGTTGAACTTCGTAGCATGGCAGACGCCATCCGTTTTTCCCAGATTAATCTTCGCAAGCAGGTCAAACGTAATCTGGATGTGGGCGTTCGTGTTCGTTGGGTTAGCACTAAGAACCCCTCAGGTGCCACAGGCACAGTCAAAAAGATTGCTATCAAGTATGTCACGGTCCGTAATGACCGAGACGGTGGCTTGTGGAAGATCCCGGCCAATATGTTGGAAGTAGAGTCAGGACAAATGGAGGCAGTATGAACAGGTTAGCACCACGTAGTTTTACATTCAACGTCATAGTAAGAGAAACCGCAGATGGAAGAGTAACCAAAAGCTCTCAAGGTGGTCCTTGGTTAAGATTGGCTAGAAAAATGGTCAAGAATGGTACAGCCAGGTTGACCAGTGTAGATGGTGGGTTTTATGGATATGGTGCTTCCTATGATGTTGGATACCATAAGGTAGTTTATACTGTGACGGAGACCGTATGAACTTCCGCTCTTGGTGCAGAGAAAAGTGGTACGAGCACGTTGACGAACTGATCAGTTACGGGCTTGAACCACAGTTTACCGCACAAGAATATTTCGATCGATATAAATTTTGGCTCAAACGTGAATTTAAACACCAGCAAGGAGTAAGGTAATGGGTCTCGATATGTATGCATACACCGCCGCCAAAGAACAGGCAGACTACGAAACTGGTCAACGTGAACTCGCCTACTGGCGTAAACATCCTAATCTGCACGGTTGGATGGAACGACTTGCCAAATCTAAAAATGTAGAGTACAATTCATTTAATGGTGTTGAACTGGAACTCACTTGGGAAGATCTAGATGAACTAGAACGTGCAGTAACGCACAATCAATTGCCCTCTACCCAAGGTTTCTTCTTTGGTAATGAGTCAGATGATTTCTACAAAGAACAAGATCTTGAATTTATCAGGAAAGCCCGAGCAGAATTGTTCATGGGTTTAAAAGTGTTTTATAACTCCTCGTGGTAATCACGTAAATATATGAATGAAACAGACTTCTCAAACGAAAGGTTTGACAGCATAGTGGCGGCAGGGTGGATCCGTGATCTAGAAAGTTCGGACAGTCGCATACACAAAGAAAAAACAATTGAAAAAGCACTTATGGCCGCCAAGTTGGGCAGTGCCGATGCACAATGTTTCCTCTTTAATTGTTATCAGGCTTACAATCCTTTCTACACCTTTAACATCCGTCAAGTGCCCGAGACTGAAGGCTTGACTGGTAGGCCTAACCCTTGGACAAAATTTTGGGCCTTGCTAGAAGCCTTGCGTACAAGATCTACTACAGGTAATCGTGCTCGCGAAAGCATTGAATCGATGAGTCAGATGTTTGACTCAGACGAGTGGAACAACTTGGCTCGCCGTGTGATGATCAAAGATCTACGATGCGGTATCTCAGAAAAAACACTTAACAAAGTACTGGGCAAGACTGAGTACCGGATTCCTGTGTTTACTTGTCAACTGGCACAAGACTCCACAGACCAACCCAAGAAACTCCGAGGCATCAAACGCCTGGAAGTCAAACTGGATGGTGTGCGTGTGTTAGCAGTAGTTGACGGTGACAATGTTACCTTGTTCAGTCGCAACGGTAAAGAGTTTGAAAACTTTCCGCAGATTGCAGATGTTATTGAAGATGTTCGAAAGCACTTTCAATGGGGTCGTGGTACCGGTGGTCGCTATGTGTTAGATGGTGAGATTGTGGGAGAGAGTTTTCAGAAACTCATGAAACAAGCACATCGCAAGAGCGATGCTGTGACTGATGGTATGATGTATCATATTTTTGATATCATCCCGTTGGAGTCATTGCAAGAAGGACATTGTAACCTG